CAGCAACTGGACTCGACTCAGCACCCACCGTCCCAGCGTGAACGAGCAGGGCGAGCCCCTCTACGGTACCAACCGCGAGGTGCGCGAGTACGAGAACGACTTCTGGGCCGACGAGCGCAAGAGCCTCATTGGCACGGTGACCACTGAGTTCGGCGAGGTCATCGACGTCAAGGTGTCGGCCAAGTGGTGAAGCCGCTGACCAACTAGATGACCGGTGGTATGTTCACCAAGATGTTTGACGAGGACCACTGAGTCCTTGAAAATCATCCTGTAAGTCACTATATTGGTGGCATGAACATCACACCACGTGTTGGCTTCTGCTGCAAGTACCAGACCGACGACAAGCTCCTCCAGAGCGCCATGAACCAGAGGTCCACCACCCTCACGGCTCTCCGCAAGATGAGCCGGTCGGACCAGCATGAGAAGCTCCTGGGCATCGCGCAACACAACGTCGAGGCCCTGATGCGGCAGCTCAAGTGGATCGCGGAACAGCCCGTGGAGATGCGGATGTTCCGCATTGGAAGCGACTTCCTGCCCGCATACGTCACGCCGGACCTCAGGTGGGTCTATGATGAGCCAGACGTCAAGAGGGTGGTAGAGGATGGTCTCAAGGCCGTCCGCCCCTTCGCGGAGCTCCACGGCATCCGGCTGAGCACCCACCCCGGCCAGTTTACCACACTTTGTACTCAGAAGCCCGACGTTCTGGAGAGAAGCATCGAGGACCTGGACTACCACGCCTACCTGGCCGCCAGCATGGGCTATGGTGGGGAGTGGCATGGACTGGGCTATGCCATCAACATCCACGCCAACGACAACCTGGACCCCAACCTGGCCCAGATGAAGAGCACCATTCAAAAGCGTCTCAGCCCTGAGCTCCGGAACCTCCTCACCATCGAGAACGACGAGTTTGGTTGCTCCGTGGATGGAATGATCAGTGCCCGCCTGTACGAGGTGGTCGCGCTGGTCATGGACATTCACCACCACTGGATCCAGAGCCTGGGCCAGTACATCCAGCCCAGCGATCCCCGGATTGAGTTCTTCAAGGAGAGCTGGAGGGGAAGCCGTCCCCTTGGTCACTTCAGCACCAGCAGCGAGGAGCTTCTCCAGGGCGCTTGCTCTATCAGTCAACCCGATCTAAAGATCCTGGGCGAGGCGGGCCATCGTCCCAGCAAGCTGCGAGCACATAGCTTTGGCTGCTGGAATGATGCCAGCAATGACTGGGCACTCAGCCATCTGGTCTGGACCGACCTCGAGGTGGAGGCGAAGGGAAAGCAGATTGCGTCAAGGCAGCTCTACGATCGTGGCGTCAGTCAGGGAATCATTCAGCCGTCTAGGTGACTGGTTGGTCAGGCCGGCCAGCCCCGGAAACCTGGCCGCCCTGATCTTCATCTTTGGCGTGGGGTTCATAACCAGCCTCCTGACCAACCTGATGGCTGGGATGGTGTGGTGGCAGAGCCTGGGCCGCGCCGCCGCTCCCTCCATTCTCTATCCCATCTGCATGGCCTGCTTCTTTGGCTGGCCAACCAACTGGTGGAAGGCCTACTTTGGTCAGACGGTTCGCGTGAATATCACCCGCATCATCAAGAGGGAACAGGCCGGCGAGAACAGTGACGAGATCCAGGAGGAGATCCTCCAGTGGGTCAAGGGCTCAACCAAGGGCCGATGGGAGAAGATCACTCCCTTTGCCTACAAGTTCAGGAAGAGGCAGGACGCGGTCTTCTTCAAGCTGGCCTGGGGTTGAGGTCTCCATGACTTGCTGGCCAAGTGAAGGTACTCCTCCTCACGAGGTGGTGTGGATCAAGCACGATCCCAACCTCGATGATATCTGGACGTGGATGAGGGAGAATATGGGTCCTCACAGGATGAGGCTTCAGATATCTGACTGGAGGTGGTGGACCACCACCGAAAGTGATAGCAGAGGTGATCACGAGTACAGGGTAGGCGTCTGCTTCGTTGATCCCAAGGATGCCATGCTGTTCAAGCTGACATGGGGATGATCAGCTGAGTAAATAGGTGAAACCATGGGAGGTTTCACATGAAAGATTTGATCTTCGAGGCTCTGGTAGCGGAGGCCCAGTTCCGTGTCGCGGAACACACCATCAAGGGAATTGAGTTGGACGAGGCCATCCAAGAGGTGGCATCTGAGATGGTCCTGGAGCGGGACGAGGTCGAGGAGCTGACCGCCAGGGTCAAGAAAATCCCCAGCAAGACCCCCAGGAAGGTATCCGAGGACGACGGTGAGGGCGACATGGCCGACATGGTTGAGCCTCCCATGGATGACCAGCCCAGCCCCCACAGCATTGAGTTCAGCCCCGATGACCTCGAGACCGCCACGGGTGTTCTGATGTACAAGGGAATTCCCTGGAACAACCGCACCAGCACTGGGCTGACCTTTGACGGATCCCATGACGTCACGAGGGCCAGGGAGGCTCTGGCTCGCCGCTGGGACTTCATCAACGGTGAGGACCGCACCGTGGCCTCCATTGACTTCGACAACCTGGAGGACTACCAGAAGGTCCTGGACTTCATCGCCAGCAAGCGCATGAACGTGATCGTGGGCGGCGATGCGGACCTGGACGAGGACCTGGACCAGCAGCTGGCCGAGGACGAGACCCGGTACAAGAAGAGCCGCAGGGATGCCAGGGAACAGGGTCTTGCCGCCCCGGAGATGCCCAGCAGGGACATGAACTACCGCGCGCTACGCAAGGATGCCCTCGAGGACGTGGCGGCTCTGGATCCCCTCAGCAACCCCAGACAGCGCAGGATCAAGATCAACAAGCGTTGGAAATAATGACACCCTGACACCAGGTAATCCATGTTGTGTTGGTAAAGACATCCAATATGGAGAACACCAAGTGAGCACCAACCTCAGCCAGGAAGACACCAAGAAGCTCAAGAGGGTCATTGACGAGGGCCTGAAGATCACCCAGGAGGTCGAGGACCTCAAGGCCGGCTTCAAGGACGTGGTCAAGGCCGTCGCGGAGGAGCTACAGCTCAAGCCCGCGATGATCAACAAGGCCATTCGCACGGCCTACAAGGCCACCCTGGAGGCCGACAAGGAGGCCGTCAACGACGTCGAGGAGCTCCTGGCGGCCGTTGGTAGGGCCTGAGAACTACCAGGAACGGGCGGCCTAGGCCGCCCGTCTCCATGACTGGTCCACCAGAATATTGGTGTCCAGTACCTTCAGGTGTTAGGATAAGTACCTGCCCAGAACACAAGGAGAGCAGATGTCCTACGTTGACGCCATCATGGACCAGGACAAGGACGAGGTCCACGTCGTGGAGCGAGTCGATGGCCAGAGAGTCTACAAGACCATCCCCGCCAAGTACGTCTTCTACTATGAGGACAGCCGGGGTGGCAGATACAAGGACATGTGGGGAAACCCCGTAAGTCGGAGCACCTTTACCAGCAAGAAGGCATTCCAGCGTGAGCTGAAGATGCAGGGTGGAAAGAAGATCTTCGAGAGCGACGTCAACCCAGTGTTTCGCTGCCTCGAGGACAACTACCTGGGCGCCGAGAGCCCGGTGTTGAACCTGGGCTTCTTCGACATCGAGGTGGACTTTGACCCCGCACGCGGATACGCGGACCCCTGGGACCCGTTCAGCGCCATCACGGCTATCAGCGTGTTCCGGTCCAGCGACCAGACCATGTACACGGTCTGCCTCAAGCCCAACCTTCCGGTCAATGACCGGGATCACCTGACCTTTGAGGCCGCGGAGGCGATCTGCCGCGGCTTCCCCAACACCATCCTCTGCGAGGATGAGATCCAGCTCCTCAACATCTTCCTGGAGCTGATCGAGGATTGTGACGTCCTGAGTGGCTGGAACAGCAAGGGCTTTGATATTCCCTACGTGGTCAACCGCATTGAGCGGTTGATGGGAAAGGATCACAGCAAGAGGATGTGTCTGTGGGGTCAGAGACCGCGCAGGAAGAAGTACATCCAGTTCAAGCGTGAGAGGGAGACCTACGAGCTCGTGGGCAGGATCCACCTTGACTACATGGACCTGTACAAGAAGCACAATCCTCAGGAGCTCCACAGCTACCGGCTGGACTATGTGGGCGAGATTGAGACGGGTGAGAACAAGATTCCCTACGAGGGAACACTGGACAACCTCTACAAGAGGGACTTCCAGAAGTTCATCGCCTACAACAGGCAGGACACTCTGCTTCTCCACAAGATTGACCAGAAGAAGCGATTCATTGAGCTGGCCAATCAGAT